ATGTGCTTACTAATACTTTGTAAGTTGTACCATCTGCTGCTTTTATATTTATATACCCTGTAGCTGTTGGTGCTCCAGCAGTATATGTTCCAAATCTAACTAATCCTGTTCCTTTAGGTGTTAAGGTTAAATCTATGTTTGTATCAGAGCCTTGAGCTGACAATACAGGTGATGCAGTAGCTATAGCACCTGTAACTTGTAAAAAGTTAGCTGCACTTGTTGTATTAGATACCTGAAATTGTCTTGAACCATTTGTAAAACATTGTATAGGGTTTGTGCCTTTAGAGTTTAAAGCTAATAATATATTAGCATCTGAACCCTGTGGAATAATAGTAACACCGCCACCTGTTGCACCACCAGTAACCTGTACATAGTTTACAGCACTTGCTGTGTTAGATACTCTGAACTGTTCTGCACTTCCTCTACCACTAGTAAAAAATGAAATAACATTAGTATTAACGCTTAATTGTAAACCACCAGTAGGTGAGTTTATTCCTGCTACTGTAACCGCACCTGCTGAACCACCATTTAATTGCAAAGGTCTTGTGCCATCACCAATATTAGATACTTGAACTTGATTGCCTAGTCCTGTATTAAAATTAACACTACCTGTTCCTTTTGTTGTTAGGGATAGGTCTATGTTAGTGTCTGAGCCACCAACACTTAATATAGGACCTGAACCTGCCGCTGTTCCTGTGATATTAAAAAAGTTTGCACCTGTTACTGGTGTAGAAATAATAGCGGCAGTTGTTCCTAGATTAGAGCCTATAAATACTCCGCCTGTGCCTTTTGCAAATATACTTAGTCCTGCATTAGTATCACTACCTTGAGCAGTAATTGTTGGTCTATTTGTAGTTGTATTACCCGTCACCTGCACATAATTAACTGCTGATGCTGTGTGGGTAACTGCCATTTGGTTTGTTCCAGCACCATTAGTTCTTAACCAAAGTGTTCCACTACCATTTGATGATAATGCTAATGCAGCATTAGTTCCTTGAGCAGTAATAAATGGAGTAGCACCTGTTCCAGCATATATAAAGTTTGTTGTAGATGCTCCAGCGTCAGCAATTTTTAATACATCACCTGCTGGTGTAGCAAAAGTAATTGACGCTCCTGAACCTGTCCCAATACCTTTAATTGTTGTAGTTGAACCCACAGTAGCATAAGCTGCCGCACCACTACCTCCACCACCACTAAATGTGATTGTAGGTTGTTCTATGTAGCCTGAACCTGCGTTGGTGATTGTAAAACCATTATTATTAATACCGTAAGTAAGATTAATTGTACAACCTGTTCCTGTACCACCTGTTGTTGATGCAGGATTAGAAGGAGTAACAGTATATGAACCACCACTAGCATAAGTTACAGCAGTTACTACACCAGAACTCACCGCACTTACAGTAACAACACAAGCAGTTCCAGTTCCACCAACTATTGTTAAAGTATTACCTACTGTATATCCTGTTCCACCTGAAGCTACTGCTACTGTATTTACTCCAACGCTTACTGTTGCTGTAGCCTGAACACCGCCTGCTGTTGTAGGAGCAGTAATAGCAACGCTAGGAACTGAAGTATAATTAGAACCTGCGGCTGTTCTCGTAATAGCCGTTACAGTTCCACCATTACTTATATTTACACCTGAACTTCCTGCGGCTAGGTCTATAGCACCTGTGCCTGTTGTTCTTAATGCCATACTTACATTGGTATCAGAAGTAAGAGGTTGTGTAGATAATACGGGCGCTTGACCTGTGGATGAACCTGCTACCTGTAAAATATTAACTGCTGAACCTATATGACCTACTCTAAACTGTGTTCCGCCACCTGTTCCTAAATTAATATTACCTGCTGATTTACTAGTAATTTGTAAAGCAACATTACTATCAGAACCTTGAGCGGATATGGTAGGGCTTGCTGTTGTAGCCGCACCTGTTACTTGAACATAGTTTACGGCAGAAGCGGTGTGGGCAAAATTACATTGAGTAACAGCAACTCCAGTTTGTATTGATAATGGAAAAGCATTTGTTCTAGCTACACCTGTTCCGTTACCAGCAATTAAATCAAATGTAGATGCTGTTGCTGTAGTTCTTTCAAGTCTTAATGTGCCATTTGAACCATCTGTTGTATTAACTTTTACAACACCGCTAGTATTTGCACTTAATGTTAAGTCTGTAGATGATGCTGTAACTGATGGTGTGGTTACAGATGTAAATTTACCTGTGGAAGTAGTAGTAGCACCGATAGTAGTGCCATTAATAGAGCCACCAGTAATAGCTACACTATTGGCATTTTGCTCTGCCATTGTGCCTAAACCTGTGAGCGTATGGTCATTGTTCCAATCACTAGGTAATACAATATCAGCTAACGTTGTGCCTGGAGCAAAGTTACCTAATGCTATTTGCTCGTCTAACTGAGCTTGTGTCCAGTCAGCAATGGCATTTGTTTTACTATGCTTTACAGTTATTGTCATACGACACCTTGTGCTTTACCATCTGGACCACGAACGATTTGTTTAGGTCTGGTTAATGTTTCTACCATTTGCTGATGGTTCATAGTTTGTTGTTCTACTAACTTAGCCATATTAGCGTTTATAGCCTCTACAAGACCTGCTAACGCATTATTAGGCATCTCTTGACCATATTCATCAAACTCTGTGAATGTATCAGGGTTAGCACCTTTTAGGTTCATAGATGTAGTCTTAATATCTTTGTTAGCTTGTAGTTCAGCTATCATAAGTTTAGTATCGTTTTCTAGTTTAGTCTTCCACTCATTGAAAGCTAGTTCACGTTGCTTCATCTCATAGTCAGCAGCATCTTTACGTTGACGTTCTTCTAGTTCAGCAGCTTTACGTGCATTTTCTGCTTGGACTTTCATAGCATCAATTTCTTTTTGAGCTTGGATAGCTTGTTCTTCTATAGATGGGCCTTGTGGTTGTGGTGGTGGATTATTAGCAGGGTTAGTCCAGAATTCTTCAGGGTTCTTAAATCCTGCATTCTGTGTAAGTTTAGCCAACGCATTGTATATCTTCTCTGGTGAAGTAATACCAATTTGGATTGCTTCTTTTTGCATTTGTAAGATAGACATGAGATGGGTAAGTTGTTGGTCTTTGTTACCAGCACCTAAGCCTACAGAGATAGATAAGTCTTTACGGTCTTTCCATTCTCTTGGGTCAATCTCTACCCACTTGTTACGCATACGAACAATGTCAGGTTTAGTAAGTGTAGTTCTCACTAATCTGTGAACAAGTTTAAATAACTCTTTAACACCTGTTTCTGCAAATGTTCTAGCTACTAACTCTATACGTTGTTGTGATGCGTTCATAATTTGTTGAACGCCGGTAGCTGTCTTGTTTAATGTATTAGCATCTAAACCTTGATTGTAAGCAGTAACACCTGTTCTCTTTTCTTTCATAGAGTCCATGTATTCAACCATGGTGAAAGATGAAGCTGGTAATGGTGGGTGTGATAAAGGCATGATGCCTGAACCTGGTTCACCATCTACACGAACAATACCACCTGGACGGCTTGTCAACATATCGTCTAGGTTTACTCTATCTGAGATAGCATAGCGACCATTGTTAGCTAGATACATATTATCTAACTGACCACGAATAAGGGTAGACTTAATTAACTGAATGTCCATAGTCAAGTCAGCATAAGAACGACCGATATGTCTATGTGGCATAATCATAGGTGTGATACAAGCAAAAGGTACATACTCTGTTTTCTCTTTGTAGAGAATAGTGTTGCCTAAGATAACTACTCTATGACGTTCACCGTCTAGTTTAATATAGGTATCTTTAACTAATGCTTCATCTGACTCAATAGCTCTGTCATATTCTTCATCATAAATATCACGTGCATTAGACTCTTCTTCAAACGTATCACGAAGGTCAGACATAATGCCTTTGATGTATTCTAGTGGCTTGTTGAATGTTTCTGCAATATCTGATAATTGCATAACTTCTCTGTGCTGAACAAAACGTGCATCTTCTAGGTTAGGACCTGATACTTCTACAGACACCATCATGTTTTCAGGTGCTACGTTCTCAATGTTAATCTCTGTCTTTTTCTCTGTAACTTTGAGCTTAACGTCATGCAACATAGGTTGAACAACTGTAGATGGGTCTACACCATTAGCCATAGCTTGTTGGTATAGTGCATCCATGTTTACAGATGGGTCAGCATAAGGTGTATGCTCTAATACTTCTGTATTCTCATCTGATGCCAACATTTGTAGCTGTGCATCTGTAAGACCTTTATACTCGTATTCTTCTACTTCTTCCTCTTCTTCAGCATATACTTTTACATAGCCATTCTTAGAGAGTAGTGCGTCTTTAAACCATACGTAGAATATCTTAAAGCCATCATTCTTTTCCATGACAAGATGGTTAATATAATCTGTTTCTTGTTCTGCTGCGTCTTGGTCTTCAGGGCCTTTAGGGTCAAACTGAACGACCTTATCACCAGCTACGAATACTTTAAGTAATTGTGGTAATGCAGCTTCAATCGTATCTTGTACGTCATAGCTAATAACTTGTGAACGACCTTCTTCTTCGTTGCCGAATGGTTGTCCTAAGTAGTAGTCAATCGCAGCAGCTCTGTCGTTAGATAATGCAGAGTCATTGACACCATACGCAATGTTCTCTTCAGCTTCTACACGAGCTATGATTTCCATGTCTTGTAACTTCATTAAACAATTCCTCTATTGGTATATTGTATCTTCTCTTTAGACCATGATTCATTCTTCATGCTGTCTATAGAAGTACATAAGTATCTGAAAGCGTCTGCTCCATGAGAGAACTCATCATGTAATGGCGCACCAGGTTCGTTTGTTGCAGAGTTTATACTTCTGCGATAATTCTTTAAACACTCAACAAGTCTTTGTGCTGACTTGTCAAAGTAAATTCTGTGAAAGTTCATTCTTGCTAGTTTAATACCGGACTCTATATCTGCTTTAGGAACTATCCTTACATCCCAACCTAGCTTACGCATAATCTCTTCTGCTGAAATGCCAT